CTAAACAGCCAAAGGGCTGCAGGTAAGAATATTCCTAGAATGAATATAACTGGAGACATAACTCCAGCAAAATTAATGCAGTACATTAATGAAAACAAGCAAAGAATGGAACAAAACCATCCCTTTGCTAGTAAAGAAGATTACAAGGCAGGCGAAGAACGTGAGGTAGCTACTTATTTAAGAGCGATGGGCCTAGATCCATTGTCCTTCAACAGTTCTGCAGTTGAAGATCTTCCAATGTTTAAAAATGGTTTCGCCAGAGGATTTATTCCAAATTTTGTAGATAACTTAAAAAGCTTAAAACCGAAATCAGTTCAAAGCGACCCTCATCCAATAGATGGAGATAGTATAGAAGCTGATTTAGAGTATTCTGGCATTGCCCCTAAAATTGATCACAGGCTCATGGATGTAGATGCTGTTGAGAAAAATCAATTCGGAGCAAAAAAAGCTCAACAAATAATTGAAAGTTACTACAAGGGGGCAAAAGGCAGAAAGCGTTTATTTGAAAGAAGAAGCGATGCTAGTGGTAGTTATGGGAGATCCACTTTTAGGGATGACACTCTTGCTAAAAATTTAGTTAGAAATGGAGTTGGGATTCCTGACTTTAGGTATGTATCTAAAACAAAATATGCAAGTCAAGTTAGCCAAGCTATGAGTAAAGGGGCGGGCATTTGGGCTGACAACATGATTGATCATCCAAAGCGAGAAATGTATGAGCATCAGGTTGGAAAAATAGAACGCTTAGCCGATGTTTTTGCAGAGAGAAGCCTCAAGCAAGGAGAGATAATTGCTAGGGAAGGCCCAATGGCTGAGCATGATGAAGCAGCATTTGGTAAAAAACGTGGCCAGCCAACAAAAAAAGGCATAACCTATGCCTTAAGTGGGGCAGAGAGAAAAGAGTTTAGAGAGCAGTTATTCTATAGCAGATCTAGGGATCGCTACAGGCCTGACCTAGCACAAGGCTTTATTCCAAACTATATAAAATCAAGAATAGGTGGTAGAGATTTTTCAAAATTAAGTGTGGCACTGGCTAACTTTAATAGGCGAAACATGATCATGCCTCCAGTTAAAGCCTTAAGCGGTCAAGAGTTATTTAAAATACCAAGAAGAAGTAGTGACGCCGCAGAAGAAACAATTCAAAACATTAGGCAATTCATAAGCTCTTCTGAATTTAGAAATTTACCTCCTGAGGTGCAGGCAAAAGTTACAAAATTTTACAATAGAAAATTCGCAAGGAGGATGCAATCTAACCCCGGAAGATCTTTTGCAAGATATGACGACCCATCTTTTGAGGGTAGAATAGTTGCAGGTTCAGGGTTAGTTCCTAATTTTGCGCAAGATCCGCTTTCTGATGCAATTGAAAGAGAAAGCAAAGCAGGCATTCCAAAATCTCGAATGAGAATTGAGAGGGATCAAAAGTTAGTCAATAAAAGAAATCCTCTTGGTTTAGCGGTAACTAATACTAGAGATGAACCCGCAGGAGTTTCCCAAGGTATTAGAAGGGCCATATCGGAGAGAAGAGATCCTCAAACATATGGAGCTGGATCCGGCCTTATTCCTAATTTTGCCACTGGCGCACAAGGCGGGATTGAACCGGGCTTTTACGAAAGAACTGCTGCATCAATGGAGAGATATCAGATGTCTCTTTTTGGATTAACTACCGCAACTTATGCCATGGAAGGAATTTTTGAAGAAACTGGATTTTCTTTCATGAAATCAGTTAACAACATGATTCAACAGCTCACAAATATGGCTCTTGTTTGGAGTGCTTTAGGCCCACTGCTAGGCAAAACCAGTAAGTCTCTTCAGGAATGGGGTCAATCTGTTCAGGATGCATCAAAAGAAGGTCAAGGATTCTTCAAAAGTTTAGGGTTTGGAAAAAAACCCGAAGATGAAGGGCAAGACAGAGCTCAGACTGCTAATAGAGTTGAGGAAATGGCTGAAGCAACTTCGGACACCTTAGAAAATACCTCGACCTGTCTTGAGCAAAGCGCTTCAGCTCAATGTAGCCTAGTAGGAGGAGGCAACCAAACTCAAGGTCAAGCACCAATTCTTTTAGATTCACAAGGTAGGTCTCTAAGGACACAAGATATGGATGAAAGAAGAAGGCCCAGAAGGCAATCCGCTCCAGCAGCTGGAGCTAGCGGAGGACGCGGGGGTGGCTTTTTGGGCAGGATTGGTTCAATGTTTAAAAATTTAGGAAGCTTTGGTAGTAAAATTGGGAAAATTGCTGGTGTTGTTGGAAGGGTTGCTAGTCTCTTTGGTAGATTTATACCTTTTGTAGGTATGGCTATAACTGCATTTCAAGCTGTTAATGCTATTTTTCCCGGGTTCATAAAAGGGATTGGTGATTTATATCAAGACTTTACTGAATTTGCCGGCATATCAAGTGCTGCTGCAAACTCAATAGAAGAGTTAAGCGAGGCTTCTAGCAAAGGAGCGGCACAACTTCAAGCAGCTGAAAACATTAGAGGCATAGAGGGTCAAATTGAAGAAATATATGCCAAAGCAATAGGCGAAAGAACTGCTGAAGATTACAGAAAATTAAATTCCCTGAGCACTGAGCTAATTAAAGCTCAAGCTACAGCTGCAAAAGCAATGACTGAATTTTCCAATTCTTTAAGCGATGTTATTGATAGAATTGAAGACAAGAGATCGGGCGAAAGAACTGAGTTAGAAAATCAAGTTTTAACCTTAAGCAATAGAGTAAAAGCTGGCAATGCAAGCGACGAAGATGTTGCCAATTTAAATCGAGCACTGGCAATCGAAGAATTAACTTCCGCAAACATAGTGGAATTAGAGAAAGGTAGAGAAGGGATTAATTCTTCTAGGGAAAACGTCAACAGAAGAGAAAGAACGAGATCAGCTATTGCTAGCAGCTTTGGTGATGTTGGAGCGAGATTGGACCTTAGCGAAAGTCAACAACAGCGGCTAGATGAATCTTTAATGGGTTCTGATTCAGATAAATCTTTAGATAGTTTTGTCCAAACCTTGGCTGAACTAGAAGATCAAAGCTCTGGAGATCTCAAGAACAGTCTAGAATTATACAGAAGGCAAGTAGAAGACCAAGTAGATGCAATGAGGGATGAAGGTTTCATTACAAAAGACATGCAAAATGTCTTGAGAGAAAGAATGAAAACTGAAAGAGCTAGAATTGCAAAAGAAAAGAAGGTAGATAGTGATGCAGAAGCATCCAGATTAATTAGAGCTGAGATAAATAAACTGATGAAAAACAATCTCTCTCTTATAAAAGCAGAAACTCAACATAGAGAGAACATGATCAAAAAAGAATTGCAGGTCATGGACCAAAGAGTTTCCCTAATGACCGAATTAGCAGGATTAACAAAAGAAGAAATAGAGGCTACTAAAAATTCTATTCAAATCCAAAAAATCAACAATGATGAATCTAGTAAAAAAGCTAAAAATGAAGCTGAAGCTTTTTCTGTAATTAGCGGTCAAGATCTAGATAAAACTTTTTCTAATTTGGGTGATGATATTGTAAAATTTAGATCTATTGTGGAGAATGCCCAAAGACGCTTAGAGTCCGGCTCATTAACATTTGATGCAGCAATGGAGCAGGTTGAAGAGGAAATGGCTAATATTAATAAAGGGCGACAGGGAACCTCAGCAAAACCCATAGCGTTTCAAGCTGGAGTAAGGGGTGATTTAGATCGAGCCGGAGATACTCGTGAAGCAAGAAACAGGCAAGCAAGTGAATCTGCTGCATCTGATAGGGCAGCAGCCGAAATGGCTCAAGCAGCTCGAGATATGACCGCTTTACAGAGGCAGCAAGCTTCTCAAGTAGGCAGGTTGCTTCAGGATATATCTTCAGTTATGAGGTTAGAAGTAGAAGCTGGGGGAATGGATGGGGCTGTAAGAAGATCAGCTTTAAGTCAAAATTTAGATTCAAATATAGAAAGATTCGCAAGTAGAGGCACATCTCTTGGTGGACTTGGTTTAGATACAACGAATAAAAGCGGTGTTGAAATTAAAAGAATGCAGACAGGCAGAGGCACTACAGTTCTAGAAGAATATATCAAAACTCAATTCGCTAAAGACTTAGGAACCGCCCTCGATGACATTGTTGAACAATATGATGCCGGACAATTGGACATGGGTCGCATAGAGTTTAGGGGTGGACTGGATGCATTTATGACTTCAATCAGACAAGCCAAGGATGGGCTGGTTGACTTGAGTGATGCTCAAGCAGGTTTGGCGAGCTTCTTAAGCGGGCTTTACGGAGGGGAAGCTAAGACATCACTTGACAGGGCACTATCACAATCAGAGGAAGATAGAAAAGCTCCTGAAGCTGCTCTTAGGAAGCTTAGGGGAGGCGCTAGCTCAGCATTTAATATTGGAAATATTCTTGGGGCTGACGATATTTTTGCAGGGCGAGATCGATCATCGTATCAAAGCAATCGACCCCAAGGCATTATTGGAGGCTTAGTTGCTCCAACTACAGCTTCAGATTTGGGAATACAAGCGGCTATGGCCCCCACAAGTGCAACAGTCAATGCCGAGGCTGCAACTAAAATGCAAGAACTACAAAGAGAACTTGACAATTCTCAAGGATTAGTGCAAGATGAAAATAAAGTAAGAGAAGCTCGTCGGCAAATATTTGAAAACGAGTATATTACTGCCGTATCACAATACAAACAAGCTGAGAAAAATCTAGGCAAACAAATTATGGAGAATATTGCAAGAGTAGCCAATGCAAACCTCCTGAACTCAATGAATAAGGTAATAGCAGAAAGAGTGCAATCTGAAGCCGACTTAAATGATTCTTCCTTAAATGCTTCAGCTGCAGGAATTATGTTAGCTGAAAAGCTTGACACATATGCTAATAATACTGCAACAGCGGCACAAAATGCTCAAACTAATTTAAAAACAGAAAGTACAGCCCGTCGAATATTATCAAACAGGCTTAATAGCGAAATGGATGTCGCTCATGCTATTAGAACACGAGCTAATGTAATAAGCCTGAATACCGACACTGACGATAAGCAGTTTCAGGGCTATATAAAAGATCGAGCAAACGCTTTTGAAAGTCAGTATAATGCCTTGGTAGATAGCACAAATAACCTTCGAATTGAATCTATTCTAAGAAAAGAAGGTGTTGAGGTAGGTGGAGAAATAGTTAGAGGTACTGACATGGAGCTTGCAGCTATAGACGACAATATTGCTCAAAAGCAAAATCAAATAGATAAAAACAGAGATATACTTTATAATACAGCCGCTATGGCTCAAGAGAGTCTAACTCAACTATCTTTAGATAGGTCAAATTCTGAAGTTGAAAAAATGAAAGCCAAAATCCTTGCCGATCAATTATTGGTAGGAGATGGCATTTTAGAGTTAAGGCAAACACAAAGAAATGAACTAGAAAAACAAGTTGCCTTAAACAGAACTGAAACAATTAAGTTGCAGGAAGAAATTGATCAGAGGCGAAAGCCTGCAGATGGCGAAGGTAGCGATACCCTTGGTCAGGCAGAAACAAGAACTGCTATAGAAAAAAGAATCAAGGAAGAAAAACTGTCTCTGGAAAAAGTTATGGAAGAGAGGCACGCCATTGAAGAAACTCTTGGACTAAGAATATCGGAACTAGAAACTCAAAGTGAAAAAACAAGGCTTGAGACCGATATACTTAAAGAGCTCAACGGCGTATATCAATTATCAACAGAAGAAAGTATTGCCAGAAAAGCCTTAGTGGATGCTATCGAAGCTAGAGTTGAGAATGAACTTCAGCAGCTAGAAAGAAGTTCTCAAGAAAAAGAAGACGAACTGAAAGAGAGAAGGAAACAAGGTTTTTTTGGTAAGGAAGCTGGGTTTAATCGAAGAGACAGGGTGTCTGATATAACTACAAACGTAGAAAGAAGCATGGCCGAAAGGGATAGCTATGGACTATCTGGCAATCAATTAAGAGCAAATGAAGCCAATGTCGAGCTTGCTAAAAATTTAAAAGAATTTAATATTGAAGCGAATAAAAACACTTTATTTTGGGATACCATTAATGTAAAGATTGCTGAAGCTACAGAGAGGGCTGGTAGGTTTTCTGAGACTTTAGCAGAAACTGCATTTGACGGAGTTAGGGATGGATTTAAAGGGTTATTTAAAGATCTTTCTGAAGGTACCATGCGAGCTGAAGACGCCTTTTTAAAAATGGCTGCTACTATCGCTGGAAAGATACAGGACAAAATGTTTGAGCAGGCTGCCGATAGATTGGCTGCCGGAGTGTTTGACATGATGGGCATGGGTAACAAGTATCATACTGGAGGTATAGTTAATCATTATGCTAGTGGCGGAAGAACGAAGAGTGACATTCCTGCCATGTTAACTGCTGGCGAATATGTTGTAAGAAAAAAAGCTGTAGACAGCATAGGAAAGCAAGCTTTAGATAGAATTAATAAGGGCGAAAGTTTAGAAGATTTATTTGACAAACCAAATGCAGAATCATTTGATGTACTTGGCGGAGACATGCAGATGTTTGGATCCCCTTCAAATGCTCCAATGCAAGCACTATCTGCACCAATGGTAGATAAGTCGCAAAATTCTCCTTTAAGTAATAACGAATTAGATGTTGCATCTTCTGAAAGAATTGAAAATAAATTAAAAGAAATAACTAATAACTTTAAAGAGGGAGGGCATGTCACAAGTTCTACTACAAAAGTAATAGAAAAACTTTTTGGCGGAGGTCTCGTTGGTATGAATGCCGGCGGTTACATTGGCAAATATGGTCGCAATTCTTATAGAACTAAAGATCAAAATTATGAAGACATAGGTTATGGCATTGGTGTGATGGGTGGAACTGCGGTTGCCGCATATCAAGCCAAAAAAGATCAGGCTCCACCTAAGCCACCAGAGCCTCCAAGGATGGATAAATTAAATACATCCAGTACATTAGATCTAGATATTAGAGATCCACGATTAAGCAGTCGTTTCCGAAAGATGGATAACACTAGTCAAGCTTATGCTAAATACTTACTAGATAAGTATGAATATAATGTACAGCAAAACAATAAAAAAGTTGCTGATAAAGCTGCCATGGTAAGTCAGATTGGAAACATGGTAGCAAGTGCAGTTGGGGCTGCAATAGGTAATAAAATTGGCAGTAATATAAGCAATCGCATCAACGGAGCCAGAATGAACGGTAATGGATATTCTGTCGGCAAAGGTCCATCAGGTGAAGTTGTAAAACTGCACAGAGATGACAAAGGATATGTTTATGCAATGGAGGGAGATAAGAGGGTTGACTTTATGGCTAATCAGGGTAGCTCTCAATCTAAAGCCGCACGACACATGTCTGACTGGGCGGTTGAGAATAACAAAACTGGAGGAACATTAAGTGGCAGAGATGCGGCTAAATGGTGGGACTCTTACACTTCCTCAGGAAGACCCGGATTTGCCGAAAGTTTTTCCGCCTCTGCTGCATCGCCTGCATCAGGCGCTCGAGTAACTAATGCAACTTTGTCTCAAGTAATGAATGCTTATTCTAGAAGCCACCTTACTCCCAATCAACAAGAGGCATGGCACAGTGCATATGGAGACATAGATCCTGCACTCGACAAAGACCCTGCCTCTCCATACTATCAAGCATCTAAAGATATTTCGAATTTTCCTAAATTTAACTCTGGGGGATCAGTAACAAACACAACGACTTCTAATTCAACCATTATTAATAGGGCCGTTGAAACAGAATTGAATAGAATTTACAAAGAAGCATCTAGACCTCAAGCTTCACCTCAAAAATTTGTTATGGGCGGAGCTGTTCAAGGTTTTAGTTCAGGGGGCTTCGTTAGAGGGCCTGCTGGAATTGACAGGGTTGGCCCAGTAATGCTGGACGATGGCGAGTATGTAATTAAAGCAAGCAGTGTTCAGAAGATGGAAAGAGAGAATCCGGGTATGCTCGACAGATTAAATAGCTCTAGAGGACTAGCTCAGGGAGGAGCAGTATCAAATCAATCTTCTTCTTCCGTATCCAATGTTACAAATTCAGAAACTTTAAGCAATGAAAGCTCTAGTAGTAATTCTTCAAATAATGTAACCGTCAATATCAATGTTGGTAGCGGTGGTGCTGGCGGAGAATCAACTACGGTTCAAGGTAATGCCACTGAGGGTCAGAGCGCAATGGCAGGAAAATTAAAGGCAGCAGTTCTACAGGTAATAGCTGAAGAACAGAGGGTAGGAGGTATGCTACGTGGCAACTAAAAATGCAGTAGTCAATTACGAGCAACAATTTTACCTTTCAGGCATTCAATTGTCTGGAGTTACAAATGTCGATGGCTCGTATTCAATTAGAGAAAACCCTATTAATATAATAGGAAAAGGATATACCTTTCCGCTTAGATCTGGACCCATGGAGGGAAGTTTTAGTATATCAAAATATTACATAGGTCAAGAAAATTTACTTAATTATACAGGAGACAATCATATTAGTGGCAGTATTAATTTTGGAGACAAAAGCTTTGGTTTTGCCACTGGCTACCTAACCGATTATTCTATTAGCTGCTCAATTGGAGCTATACCAACTACCAGAGCCTCTATTTCTGTCTTTGGAGATTTAGGTTCAGGAATTAGTGCTTCAGGTAACAATGCTCATCCTGCAATACAAATACCAAACCAAGGCTCAATTTCACTGAATGCCAGTGGATACAAAACAAATAGAATAACAAATTTTAGCTACACATTAAGAGTAGATAGAGAACCTATATACAAAATAGGTTCTCCATATCCAGTACAGGTTGATAGAAAGTTTCCGCTTGTTCAGCAAGCTTCTTTTTCTGTAGAGGTTGATGATTTTGAAATTACAAAAATGCGAGAATATTTAATCAAACCAAGACAACAAGATTTGACTATTTCTTTGGCAAACCCAATTAATGATAACAATATTGACACTTTCGTACTTAAAGATGCAAGGCTTTTAAGTCAAGGCATGCAATCTAGCTCTGATGGTATCACAAAAGTCGAGCTTAATTATGCAGCATACATAAACAAGAAATGAAGTTTTTACCATACGAAGATGTTCCCTTGTTTATTGGAGTTGATGGTGGCTCTGGTTCTAGCTCTGGTTCTAGCGGGAAGACTTTTGAGCTTTTGGTTAATGGTACTACATATGAGTTTAGTGAAAGCGGAGCAAACCATAACGATAAGCCTGTATATACAGATTCCGGGAATAACTATTATATTGCATTTTACGACAATATGTATTTAGCTTATACTGGAGGCAATTATGCAGGCTGGTATGTATATATTAATAATGACGATTTCACTTCTGATTCGAATGTTTTATCATATTATGACTCGGGCATGGGCTACAATATTTTGGCATCTTTGCATACCACATCATACGACAATTATGACGGGACTCCTTTTGATGTAGACGATACGACTCATAATGGCGAAGACTTAAGTTGGGACACTGAGTCTTATTCTAGTTTTGAAAGTTTCGAAAGTGATGTCCTTAGCTGGTTGGAAGGTGTTTCTGGTGGAAGCAGCGGTGGTGGTGGTGGCGGTCAAGTGCAAACTGATTCTGCTTTTATTTTTGCAAGTAATGCATCTCTTTCAGTCAGTCAACCAACTTCACCTAAAAGATATGTTGACGATAATAAGATTAGAATTTGCCAATTTGGAAACGGTGAGACGAGTAATTATCCTTTCTCTTCTCCAACTTTTGGGGTAGGAGAATTAGTAACTGCTTGTTTTGGGCCAGAGAACGGCCCTCCTAAACCTTTATCTACATCTATTTTTAAAATACCCAAAGATACTAAAATTACTTTTCCCGGAGGAAAGCATCTTTTTTTTGATCATGATGTTTTTCCTGATGGCTATGATTACTTGGCAAGATTGAGGTCTACAAGTGGCACATGGGAACTTTCTGAGGGAGAAGCGCAGAGCGGTTATTTTGAACCAATATATGATTACTCATCAAATGGGCCTGCAGTAGGCTCTCTTAATGTTCAATTTTACCCTGATACAGGAAACTTAAAAAACTTTTTTAACATAACAGGAATAAGCAATGCGGCTGAGTTCCCCCCGCTTGGAGAAGATAAGCTAACTGGGCATCTTGGAGATTTTAAATTTTCTGACGCATATTTAAAAAGTTTTAAATTTTCAATCTCCCCAAATTCAATTGTTTCAGCTTCTGCATCTTTTGAGATATATGGTCCACTTACTAAAGATACTAGTTTGTCTGCGAATTACTATTCAACTGGTTTGTATCAGCAAAAATCAATACCTCACGGAGAAACATCTCAAGTTATAGGAGCTACCCAGCTAGGAATGGACCACACGGTTTCTTTTTCTTACTCCATTGATGTAACGAGGGTACCTAGGATCACAATAGGAAACTCGGTGCCCACGAGAGTATCAAAAAAAGCTACATCAATAGACATGTCTCTTGCAGGCAACAATCTTAACCCAAGTCTTTTAACAGACGGAATTACAGGCAAAAGAGCAAACCTGTCTGTACAATTAAAGGATTTAGGTTATCAAAATTTTACTGGCGATAACACACATGGCTTGATGAATATTTTTGACTGCAGTGGAGTAATTCAATCTCAATCATTAAGTGTAGGTAGCAATGGCTATCTAAACGGAAATATATCAGTCAAACAACATTTGCGATAATGGACATTAGGAAACAAAGTATTGGATCAAAATTTAATTTATCTCCTTCATACGGAGCTCAATTTAACTTTTCTACTGTGGCCAGTGACTTCGCAATGGGGCATAATCATTCAATAAAAATGGCCAATGGTATTAATGCTTTATCTATGTCTGCAAATTTAAAGTTCACAGAACTAACAGACAATGAAGCAAATAGCGGAATTGCTTTCCTGCAAAACCCCTTTCATTATAATGCACCTACATACCAGTCCATGGGGGCCAAGTTCACCAATCAGCAATTGCCAGCTTTTCAATTTGAAAACTCAATAGCAGATCAATACAATCAATATCTATATTTTTATTGCACTAAATTTAATCACACTAAAACATTTTATAATTCAAATGAAATTTCTGCAACCTTTGAATGTGCCGCTCCCTCTATCTTGGATAGTGTGGAACCTAAGCTAGATTATGACTCTAGGTCATTTCATGGATTGTTAAGTTTTACCTCTCAGTCTGCTAGCGATACGCCTAGTTCGGCAAGTGCAACCTTTTATATAGAAGACCCGTCTTACAAAAATTCTGCTACAATAAAGAAAGGTCAACACATTTTTGAGAGCGGAAGCTATCGTTCTGTCATAGCTCAAGCGGATTCCGCAATTGCCAACGGGTCAACATATTCAGCAACTACATTAGCTAGGTTTGGTATGGGAGCAAGTACCGCGCTGGCACTGCGAGATAATACAAGAAATTCTATTTTTCTAAATTCTAGTAAAATTGGTTTTATAAACGAATACCCCTTTTCCCCCATACAAGATGATCCAAACGGAGGTTCATCTAATCATAAAATAAGTTACAGGATGTTTGATCACTACCCAAGCTATACTTGGGCGATACAACATGCACCAAAATTTAAATCCAGCAATGTTTTGGATGTTTACAAAAGATATAGTTTATATGGATTTAATGCAAATTTATCTAACTTATCGCTGGAGTTTAAAAATAGAACCGAAGAAGAGGCTAATAGAATATTATTATTTTTAGAAAGTCACTTGGGTCACAAAAAATTTGGTTTTCACTTGCCTCAACACTACAAAAACCCAAGTCTTTCAGCTACAGCGCATACGACACCACATAACAAAACGTATTCTACTTTTGTATGTCCCGACTGGAGTCACACAATTGTGTATAAAGATAACCACACGATAAGTGCAACATTTATTGAATGCGTTCCTTATTAATTTATTATAGTATATGGAAACCAACATACATAAAGAAATATTTGAGCTTGAGCCATCAACTCTATTGTCTTTTTATACAATAGATTTAAGCACAAAGACAAACTCAAATGATTTTTATAGATTTCATGGAGGAGAAAGCGGGTATACCGAAGAAGTTACTTTTAAAGGTTTTTCATATCATTATTTGCCAGTTAGGGCAGAGGGGTTTACTTACGATGAGTCCAAGCCACCTAGGCCAAAAATGGTCTTTGATAATACTGATGGCTTTATGTCTTTGAAATTAAAGTATTTTGATAATTTTTTGGGCTATAGATTTACGAGGGAAAGAACATTTGTAAAGTTTTTAGATGACGTTAATTTCCCAAACAGCAGAAACCCTCACAGTACCGATAGATCAAGCTTTCCTGTCGAAGAGTATGTCTTCAATAAAAAAACAACAGAAAACAGTAATGTTGTTGAATTTGAATTATCTTCACCTCTTGACCTAGAGGTAGCCAATGTGCCTGCTAGAGATATTATTTATAATGCTTGCAGGTGGTGTTATCGATCTACTATCGGTTGTGGATATGCGGGCAATCCTGTTGCAGATAAAAAAGATAATGATCTTACAGCAACTAATAACAGAAATCAATACTCAGAAGGCTCAACCTATAATGCAGGAGATTTTGTATATATGCCTAGCAAAGATGGCTCAGATGGGGAAGAGCTTTATCCCAGAAAATATTATGTTTGCGTTGCGACTACAACAGATAGCCCTCTTTCTAATAAAGAAGATTGGGTAGAGGATGAATGCTCCCGCTCGATTGATGGTTGTAGAAAAAGGTTTAATTCTGGCACTGAGAATACATATGGCCTACCTTTCGGCGGATTTCCCGGAACAGAAGATTTTGACTTTTAAAAAAGACATACTGCGCCACGCAAACGAAAACCCACACGAAGAAGTGTGCGGTATTATATATTCTGATTTTGTTAAAATTAAATATCACCCAACCGCAAATACTAGCCCAGATAAATCTCAATCATTTGCTGTAGACAAAAATGCTTTCGCAAAGTTTAATTCAAAGCAGATTCTATCTATTTTTCACAGCCACCCCAGAGGAGATGAAATTGCCAGCAAAGAAGATATGAATATATCAGAAAAAACAACCATACCTTATTACATATACTCTTTGAGCGAAAAAAAATTTAGCTTATTTTACCCTGAATCATTTACCCCCTCACCTTTGCTTGGCAGGCTTTTCTTCCCTGAGTTTCAAGACTGTGTGACTTTAGTTAAAGATTTTTTTGATTTGGAATTAAACATAAAGCTTTCTAAGAGAATAAAAAACTGGGCAAGAAGAAGGCATCACAAATCAAATATAGACTTAATATCTATATTAAATAAAGATTTTAATGAAATTAATGAAGTTAAAAACGAAGGTGATATTATTGTTTTTAAAATGGGTGAAGGGAGGCCATATCACTTGGGAGTTTTTAATAAAAACAAAAAAATTATACATCAACCTAATGATCAATTGTCGCAAGAGGTTTATTTAACTCCAGAACTATCAAAAAAAGTGTATAAAATATATAGGTATAAGGACTTATGAAAATTAGATTTTATGGTGAAATGAAAGATCGTTTCGGGGACGAGGTATCCTTGTCTATCACTGAAAACGATAATCTGCCTAGATCCCTAGACTGTATCAAGCCGGGTTTTTTAAGTTATTTATTTGAATCTCTAAGAAAAGGCACTGAATTTTATTTATATAGCAGCGACCTAGACAAGGTTGTTTCACCTCAAGATTTGCCAAATCTTGAAAACTCTTATGTAGACTTTTTGATTCAACCACAGGGCGGCTTGGCTGGAGCGGGAGGCATGCTCGCTGGGTTTGGGCAAGCATTCGCAATGCAATGGTTGATGAATAAGCTTAATAAAAATAAAAAAGAGAAGAAAAAATTTGAGCAAGTATCTACCAACTCTTACATATATAACCAAAATAAAAACATAACTGAGCAAGGCTCTGCAATACCTGTTGGCTATGGACAATTAAGAGTAGGAACAAAAACCGTATCATCTTCAATTAGAAATTATGATTTTGATTGGAAGACTACACAAATATATCCACAAGCACTAACATCTTTAGATAAGTTTAATTTTGGATACCTTCCTCTTGTAGAATCAGATGCTCTTGATAATGATTATTACGAAAAAGAAAGTTATAATACATCTGACAGCACTAGAAGAATAGTAAATATTGGATCAGATGGAGCACAGGTACCTGACGCAAAACTAGGTAATGCTAGACCAAACTCAAGTTCTAACAATAATCAAAATGGCTCAGATGGTAGTCAAGTTACTGAAATAGTTACTGCAGGAAATTCAGAAACTCAAGGTGGTAGAGTTGGTTTTGCAGATAGCAGCTCTGCACTGGTACCATCTAAACCATCTCCTTTGTCTAAACAATCAGAGCCTTATGAATATTCTTTCAGGCCTAATGAGTCTAACAATCCAACCGTAAGGATTATTGATTGTGAATTAGATGGCTCAGTTTACGAACCAAAAGGCGGGTCAAGCTGGACTGACCTCGCCCCTTACAATTCTGTAGGTAGCAGAGGGGAGTGGTCTACTATAGGCAAGGGCAAACTGGAGTCCATATCTTTACATAGATCTGTAGAGCTTCTTTGTGAAGGTCCAATAGCCGGACTTAGTATGCCTATCACTGGGAACGAATACCATGGTCAACAAGTAATGCCAGTTCCTGTTGCTGGGGGTGTTAGTGCTTCCGCATTCAATAGAAGGGCATCAGTGGGTGTCCTGCATTATGATACTATTGGGGGCGTTTACTCTAAAGATGGCAACGATAACACTGTAGAAATATTGAACGGGGGTCATGGGTATGAGGCTGGAAATGTTTACGAAGGAGCTACAAAAACCATAGCAGATATGATAGAGGTTGATCCGCCTAATGATAGCTCTCCTGCCTCAATACCTTCTTTTAATGGAAACACAATGGTGCAACTTCCCCCACAATTGGGAGGACTTGCTTATGGATCAATTTATTCATATAGTCCTACTTTTGGACAAATTAATTTTATAACCGATGGTGCGGGAAGCTGGTTTGACACTTTTGAATCTTATATTAGTCCATCAATTGGAGTCAAAATTCAATCATATAAAGAATCTTCATTAGGAGAGATAGAATCTTATCAAGTAGGAACAGAAAATAACTTAAATATTGTTAAAAAAGATTTCTCCATGGGGAATGGATATAATACAAGCGATGGGAATGTCAGATGCATTGTATCGCCGACCAAATCAGCCGCAACTCTTGGAAGCGGAATATCTCCCGATGGAAGCGAAATCGACTCTGATCAAGGTCCAACCGCTCAAAAACTAGATGCAGACAGAAGAAGATGCAGGGCAGAAGCTGCGGATTTTTCCAATGCAGCTCACAAGGAACTGGTTTCTGCAATTAAACAAAAACAGAATATGGCTTCTTTTTCTGCTGACTTAAAAGACGTTTTTGAGATGGCGAAACAGAATGATAGTGGCGTTCCTGTTTACACATCACCATATACAACTAGTGACGAAACTTCCAACATTGGAGCCACGGTAAACAAGGTTGCCAGAATTGTACCAGATTCATATGCAAACGAATTAACAACAGCTTTAAAAAACTAAATAATTAGTTTTACAGTTGGATCTTACAAAAATGAAGGATGCGGCACCTCTACAGTTACTGTTACTTTTACAGCTACA